AGGCCATCGAACCAGGGGCCGGAGCCGAGAATGGCCTGTAGAGCGGCCCCGATGGCCAGCATGGCGTTCTTTTGGCCGTTGAGCACGTCCGCGTCGGACACCCCGGCCATGGGATAGGTGATGACACGATCCATGGCGCTAGCTCACATCAGCCCATGCGCCGGCTTCCTTGTGCCAGACACAATTCGACGAGCCATGGGTGCAGTCGGTGCGGAAGTAGAAGTCGCCGTTCGAGCCGACTCCCGACGCCGGATTGCCCGTTCCCGCCAACAGGCCGCCTGTCGCTTGCGTCGCCCCGCCCGTGCCGGGGTACACCTCGGCCTTCGCGCTGACGGTAGTACCGACGATCACCTGAGGCGTGTTCGTGCCGATCGGCCCCGGAAAGGCCCACGAGAGCCCCCCTAGGTAGGTCGCGTTCAGGTTGGCGACTTGAGTCGCGGAGTTGACCACGAGGGGCGGCGTACCGTTGGCCACGGCGGACGTGATCTGACCAGAGCCGGAGACGCTGAAGTTCGCATCGCGCAGGAAGTACCCGGTGAAGGTCGCGTTCTGCATGTCGAGAAAGCTCGTCATCGTCCCGCAAGTCGACCAACAGGTGATCGCGGTGGAGCCGGCATTGAAGGGCCACGCTCCGTCAGGACGGCCGAAGAGGATCGCGTTGGTCCAGTTCGGATTCGTCCCACCCGGCGAGTTGGCGATGCTGATGGCCGTATCGATCACCGAACCCGCCACGGCATCGACCGGCAAGGTCACGATGGCCATGCCGATTTTCTCGTAGGCGCTGGAGCCCGCGAGCATTTCCACGTCAAATTCCGCCGCTGAGACCTGATAGAAATTGGTCGCCGCCGGTTGGAGTTCGCCGACAAAATTGACCGTCTGCACCTGACCCCGCGACAGGTCCGCTGTCGTTCCGGTTCCCCCGTCGTTGGCGCGCATGGAACTGTAGGCGGAAATCGAGCCGTAGCTCTGGCCGATGGTGTTGCCGCTCTTGGCGGTCAGAACGGAGGTGACCCCGAGCGCCGCGCGGTTGCCCACCATGGCCGCCCCGCCGAACTGGTGATTGATCAGCAGAGCCGCGCCGCTGGCCGAGGCGTTTACGCTATCGGAGTTGACGTTGATCATATTGAGCGGACAGCCATTGATGTTGGTGCACGTCCCGGTCGCGTTTTCGAAGATCGAGGTGACCAGGTTCGGAGCGGTCAGGGCGTTCCCCGACCAGTTGACGTTCCCGCCCAGGCTTTGGCTGGCCGCGGTGAGACCGCCGCTCAGGCTGATCGACCCCAAGCCGCTCAGGACAAAGGCCTGAACGTCGGCAAGGGAACTCCGCTCGAGAACGCCTGTCCCGACGGGGACAACCGCGAGGATGTCCGTCGATGCCATGGCGCCTCGCGCCGCCGCATTTGGTAACGCGGACCCTAGAACGTCCTGCTTGCCGGCTATAGCGGCGTTCAGCTGCGCCGCCGTCAAGGTCTGGCCGGGGTTGAAGTTCGGCGAGGTTTGCGCGCATGCGGCGCCCCAGAGCGAGGAGAAAGTCAGCAGTGCGGCGAATAGCGATTTCATATCGTAGCCGACCCTCCAAGGGTGCTGGTGTCTAAGATGAAGTCTGGCGCGTACCCGGCGGGATCGACGATGCGGACCCAGAGTTTCGTCCCCGCCATCCGGACGCTATCGATCGCTGCGTAGATTTGCGCGTCGGTGAGACCTCTGCCGCGATAGGCGATCACGAAGGTTTGAAACGGCATCGTCGGGTCGCCGTAGAGCGAAACCCCGTAGTAGGCCTGCCCGTCGTTGTAGGAGCCATCGCGCCAGGGCGAGAACACGATGGGCGCGCTTCCGGTCAGATCGGTCAGGACGGAGATGATCGCGTTGCGCGTGTTTCGTTGTCGGAAGATCGCGGCGAGGATGGTCACTACAAACCCGGCGTCGGACTGACCTGGAGCGCGCTGCACAGTCAGCCCGAAGAAGTCGTAGGCGATGAGGTCGAGCCAACCGTCTGTGGCCGTCTTGATCCGGGTCTGTTTCTTCACATAGACGAGCAGGCCGTAGATGAAGGCGTCGAGGTTCGCGATGCCGGTCAGCGCCGCCGGTTCGTTGTTCGCCGAGCCTGAAAACCACGAGACAGGTACTGTCGATTGCAGCCGTGAGAGGAAGTCGCCTTCGTCGCCGATCATCAGGTGACTGTCACGCTGCCGGCCCGGATGACCACGCCGGGAAGGCCAGCGATGTCCACCGCGCCCGCATTGACGCTGAGCCCGGTCGCGTCGGTGATCCCGGGCGAGGTGTCATAGATCACCTGATAGAGCCGGGTGTAGGACAGGCCCGCGCCGAGACCGAGCGAGGCCATGTAGGCGCTGACCGAGGCCTGGACGAGCGGCCCGACGACGGACAGGCTGTAGCCGCTCGCCAGCGTCAGGACGACGGCCACGTTGGCGGTAACCAGGGAGGGCCCGAAGACACCGAAGGCAATACCCTCGCCGATCACGCCGTCGATGGCGGTGGCGGCGGCTGCCAGAAGCGAGCCCGGCGGGTTGCCCGACCCGTCGTCGACGATGACGGTGACGTAACCGAGGTGGACGCTTCCGTCGCGGTTGACGTTGGATAGCGCCTGGACCGTGAGGCCGGTCTGAACGCCCTGAACCGCCGTGACGATGGCGGTTTCGGTGGCGCTGGCCAAGCTGGCGATGAAGGCGCGGAAGCGAATGCGAAGCGCCGTGTCGCTTTCCGCGTCCTCTCCGTTTTCCAGTGGAGCGGCGTTGGTGACGGTATCGACGCCAGGCACGGCGCTGAGGATCAAGGTGATCGAGCCCGCGACGACATTGCTCGCCGATCCCGCCGTGATCGCCTGAATCGGCACGGTGATCGACGCCGTCCCAGCCGGGATGACGTAGCCGTTCTGGCCGGCGCTCCAATTAGGGTTTGTCGTGTCGACCGTGACGGCGAAGGTTTGCGTTCCGTCCGACGTCTGGACCTGCGTTCCGACCGGGAGGAGCGCGGATGATGCGGCGGTGAAGCGAGCGAAGGTGGCCGTTCCGATGGCGCCGATCGCCGGGTCACGCGTCAGACCGTAGTCGCCGACGAAGCTATCGAGGTCGGGGCCAACCGACGTGGCCGCCCGGGTGACGGACAGGACCGCCAGCGCCACGCTTTGGAGCCATAACGCCTGAGACGCCACCGCCTCGCTCACAGCCCTTAGGATCGATCCCGTGGTGAAGTCGAGAAGAGCCGTGGCGCGGCCTTGGACCGCCGCGGCGAAGTCCGAAACCAGCGTGGCGAAGTTCTTGGTCGAGAGGTTCATGCCCTACCCGTTCAAATCGAAGGAAAGGCTGGCCTGCTCGCCGGTTTGCGCGTCGACGTAAGAAATCTGGATCGAGGCCGTGGAGATGTCGGTCTGGCTCACGGTGATGACCGGAAGCGGAGTGCGGGACACCGCCGCCTCCTGAAACATTTGGGCGGTGATCAGGGCTTTCAGCGCCGGGATATCGAGGAGCGACCCGACCTTTTGCGGCAGGCCCGCGCCATACTCCGGATGCCAGATATACTCCCCCGGGTTCGTCAGAAGGCGCCGAAGCACCCGCTGTTCGCCGAGAGATGTTCCATCGACGGTGGCAAGGTCGCCCGTGGCGTTGACGCTGAGATCGTTGCCCCAGAGATGATCGATATCCGGCATCCGACTACTCCGTGCAGATCACGGTGATGGTTTGCGCAACCGCGTCGGTGAAATGGGCGCTGCGTGTGTTCAGGACGCCTTTGTATTGCCGGTTCTCGGCGAGGTGGTCAGGGTCGGTGAAGGTGATCGACCCTCCGATATTGTCGATATGACTGCTGAACCCTGGGTCGCCGCCGATGCCGGGCTGAGTGCCGCTCCAGGTCCATGAGCCGCTAACCGAGAGCGTCGAGACTTTGACGTAGGCGGCGCCGTTCAGGCTTCGGTACAGGTCGACGGTGGTGGCCGCTTCACTGTTGGTTCCGTTCGACCAGTTCCCTGATCCGTCGTTCGTTGGGGCCGGAGAAATGGTGGCTTTTTCGGCATTGAAGCCCGACAGGTTGGTGGGGGCGTACGCCACCCCTCCGCTGTTGTGGAACAGATAGCTCAAGACGACCGTGATCGTACCGCCGTTTGAGCCGAAGACGGCGGTCTCCGCGACGGCGGACGCGCTGATGTCGGAAGTCGCCGCCTTGGTCGTCAGCGTCCCGGCCGACAGGGTCGCGCTGGTGTAGATATTGCCGTCCACGTCGTTCCATTCCAGGCCATTGGCCTTGGTGCAGGCGGTCACCGCCATGGAGGGTCCGTACCAGTAGGTGAGGTCGCTGTTGGCGCCGAAGCCCAGGCCCTCGACGACCATGATCGTGCCGTTGTTTCGAACGGAGAGGCCGGCGCTCAGATTGTTGGTGATCGAGCCTGATGGATTGGAGAGCACAATGTCTTTGAGGCTGAGAACCCCGGTACTTGTATTGAAGACGAGAGGCTGGACACCGTTGAAGGTGATGATGTTGGCATCGAGTTGGATAGCCGATAGATCGATCGGACCCGATGCGGAGAGGATCCGCAACCCGGTGATGTTGTTGCCGGAATCTGCTGTCAGGCTAAGCGAGCCGTAGGCCTGTCCGGACAGGGTCGAGAGGGCCGTGGCATTGATCTCTACCGAGGCGTTGGTGTCTCCCAGGCTGGTCGAGACGGTGCTGATGCTCTCGCCGAGGGCGAAGTCGGCCGCCGCCCTTGTCGTGCTCTCACTGGCGATCGAAGCCAAGGCGGTGGCGACGCTAGCGCTCGCCTGCTGCGCCGTGATTTCGGCGCCGGACGCGAACCGAACCGAAGCGCGGTCGAAGGCGACACTGTTTGCAGAGGCCGTTGAGTGGCCGAACCCTGGCCCGTGAGCGATCGCATAGAGCTCGCCCTGCGACGCTCCGGCGAAGGTGATCTGAACCAATTTCCTGAAGTGATAGGCCTGTCCGACAGTCCCTGCCCCGTTGACGTTTCCCGCCACGTCCTGATCGGCGGTGAAGTCGACCGAAACTGCGCCGAGGCTGCTGTAAGAGGCGTCGAAGACGTTGAGTTGAAGGCCCGCGCCGGTGAGGCTGCCCAACCCCAGCATGATGTCGGCCTCGAGAACGACCCATGCGTTTTGAGAGAGCTGACCGGGGGCAAGCGCGGTGTTTCCGTCAACAGGCTTTGCGGCGATCCCACTGGCGACGCCGGCGGGGCCCGCGACGACGGCGGAATACGGCGAATAAATCCCCGCGCCCTGAGTCGGCGCGGCGCCACCGCTGATCCAGGTTTCCCAGCCCGTCGGGGAGGTCTCGCCCACCGGCCAGACCTCGAAGACCGGATTGATGACGAGGGAGACGTTTCCAACGCTAGAGGCGATGTTTGCGAAGGTCAGCGCGGCCGATGCGGACGCCGCCGCCGAAGCCGTGCTTCCGTAGGTGGCGGTAAGATCGTCGAGCGAAGATATCGTCGTGCTAAGCGTCGCATTGATCGTGACCGCGCTGGCGGTGTTCTCGGCGCCCGTGGCGACGGCGGCATCAGCCGTCGATTGAGCCGCCGCCGCGGCAGTCTGGGCAGCGGTGGCGGCCACAGCAGCGGCGCTCGCCGTCGATTGTGCGACGGCGGCGGCCGCTGCTGCCGAAGAGGCGGCGTCGGCTGTCGCGACTTCCTGGCCGTCCACCGTCAATGATCCAGTGACCGCGAGACCATCGGAAACGCTGGCGGAACCGTCAATCGCCGTGGATGGCGCGGATAAACTGATCGCGTTGTCGGCGGAGACCGTGAGGTCGCCGGTGACGGTGTGAGACGCGGCGGTCGTGGCGTTGGAGCCGCTGATCGTTGTGGTGACGTCTCCGGTGATGTCCGAAGTGGCCCCGTCGCCAACCGTGGTCTGCATGAGCCCGTGAGCGGTGATGTTGGTGCTGCCGTCGCCCTTCAGCGTCAGGCCAGAGCCTGTCTTGTGGACGATCCACATTTCGCCGGCCGGAACGGGAAGCGGGCGATCTTGATCGGAATAAAGCCGCATGCCGATAACGCCGGCCTCGTGTTCTCCCTCGAGGAAGTGGACCATCACCTGGTCTTCGATGTTCGGTGCGAAGTGGACGCCGAAGTTGTTCCCGGTCGCCGCTGCGCCGATCGGTATCCATCCCGAGAGGGTGTTCTCCGGCTGAAACCGCACCTTGGCGGCATGAGTGTTCGGATCGTAGCTGTCGACGAGTCCAATCCGGGTCGTCGCCCGGCCCGTGAGATAGAGCGCGATCTCCCTGCGGATGAGGTTCTTCAGGTCTTCCAAGGTCAGGCCGTGACGGTCGATTGTGGAGAGTGGTTCTTGGCCTTCAGGTGCATTTCGAAGCCGCCCTCGAATGCCATCGTCCGCTCGATTTCGGAGAACCAATAGGTCTGGTCGTAGGCGGTGCCGGTGCCGGTGAGCGCGAGCTGATCGCGGGCCGTCGTGGTCACATCGCCGGGCATCGACACTTCGATCACCCGCTCATGGCGCGTGATGTCCTCCGCGCGCTTCTGTGCGAGTTGCTGCGCCTGGTCCTTGGTCAGGCCGGGTACGCGGAAGGTGTAGACCTGGGGTGACCCGCTGGACTTTTGCCCCTTGGTCTTCGTGGCCTTGGCTGTGACCTTGAAGGCGTTCTTGGTCTTGGCGTTCCACGAATAGACGGTGACCGTGACGTCGGACGCGAGGGTCAGGCTGCGGTGCATCGACATCCGCGTGAAGGTCGCTTGGGCGCCTTGCGAGCCGTTGGGCGGCGAATAAACGATCGGGATCGGCGAAGAGGTCGATTGGCTATCGGGGTGGAATTGAACCGTCGTGCCGGTGACCCAGACGTTGAAGCCCTCTTTCTGGGCGAGGTAGGTGAGAAGGTCCCACTCGGTCGACTGGTCGGTCAGCTTGTCGTGGTCGATCTCGTAGTAACGCCCGGCCTTTGTGGAAGTCGCGGTGACATCGGCGGTGAGGCCGTGGCGCCCGGCGAGCGTCGTGACAATCTGCGAGGCGGTCTGGTTGACGAACTTCTCCGTCGTCTTCGCCTCGATGAAGTCCGCGGTGCGGTCCCTGCCCTCGAAACGGATGACGCCGTTGACCAGATCGTCCTCGATCTCGTCGACGCGGCCGATGATTAGGCTGGTTCCGGAAGAGGTGTCTAGCGAGGCTCGGACCTCAATCATCATCTCCGCCATGTTGGCGAGGTCGGCGCGCTGGAGGCCAGCGGGCAAAGAGGAAGCCGGGACCGTGAGGCTGTATTTGTCCGGCGAATAGTAGGTGTTGTTCGTGACGCTCCATTCGAGCCAAGGGACCGACGTTCCGTTGATCAGGACAGTCCCGCTCGGCTGGCGGCTAGAGGCCGAGGATGCCGCCATTACCGAAACCAGCCGGCGGTATCTTCAGCTTCACCGTTCCGACGATCTGAGGGTCCGACAGGCCGTTCAGTTGGGCGATGCGATACCATTGCGTCGCGTCTCCCAGATAGCTCGCCGCGAGTTGGAACAGGTTGCCACCGGTGACCATGATGGTCTGTGTCGAGATGGCGGTGACGACTTGCGACATCAGCCGGTCGCCTGAGCGATGTTCGTCGCCACCCGCTTGACCAGCGAATAGGCTTCCTGTGCCTGCCACTCCTCGTTGATCAGCGCACTTTGAGCCGTGAAAGCCGTGACGCTGATCGTGGGGAACTGGCCTGCGATCACGCCCGCCACCGAACCTGTGTCCGTCAGGATGCCGAGGTCGGTTGTGGTGTTCGATGCGACCAGGACGGTGGTCGCGGTTTGCGCCGCCGTCGCGATGGGGCCTAGCGCCGTCAGAGACGCGCCCTGCAGGGTTCCAAGCGCGGCGATGGCGGATGACAGCCCGGAGATCGCCGGAGCCACCGTGGAATCGGTCAGGTTTGGCGTGATGTCGGCGATACTGTCCATGTCGCCGCCGACCAGATCGTCCGTCGTGGCGTTGGACGAGGCGGGAGCCGTCGTTCCGTCGTCCTGAACGACGCACGAAATCGAATAGAGGATCTGATAGAACCGCTGCCACTTCCAACGAAACGAGGCGACGACCACGGTGTAGGAGCGCGAGCCCCATGTCAGAAGGACCGGCTGGCCGGCGATCCGGATTTGGTCGAGCGTCTGCGCCCGGCCTTCCGCGTCGCCGCCCTGGAAGCGACCTGACCACTCAAGCGCCTCGTCGTCTCGGCCGAGGGCGTCGATCACCCGAGCTCCGCCGAGCAGCTTGTGGACCTGCATGGCCTGGGCGCCGCCGCCTTCGATCTCAGCGGGGATTTCCAGGTCGGAGAAGGTGACGCCGCCGAGGACGAGGGTGACGTCGGGCATTACCCGGTCACGCCGACGGGCGTGTAGTTGCGGGTCATGTCGAAGCGCGAGGGCCCACCTGAAGGCCCGCTCATCGAGCGGACCAGGTGACCGTTGATGATCTTCCCGACGAGGCGGCCGTCCATGTAGACGTTTCCCTGGCGGTCAGTGTTGTCGCGGTAGCCGTTGTGGACGTAGGGCGAACCGCCTCCCTTGCCCACCGGGTGGCCAGCCGCTCCCCGGCCGCCGCCCGGGTTCGCATGCTGCGGAAGCGCCTCGACGATCTTGTAGAAGCCGAACAGCGCCGCTCCGATCACGCCGATGCCTAACGCGATCGCGGCGAAGGGCGTGAGTGAAACGACACTGGCGGCGATGCCTAGCGCCTCTACCGCCGTTCCGACCATAGGCAGCAATCGAACCATGACGCCGACCGCCGGTCCGCCGAAGATCGTGCTGGCGAGCCTCACGGCGCCGACTAGGCCGGTCAGGCCGGTGATGACGCCGCCGACGGTCAGAGCGGCCCCAAGGCCAAGCAGGATGTAGACCAGTCCGCTGAATGCCCCGCGATTAGATTGCGCCCAAGAGGAGAACCCTGAGAGGATTGGCAAGAGCGTTTGCAGAGCCTGGACCGCGATCGGCAGGACCACCTCTCCGGTGATCTCCATCAGGTCGTTCCACTTCTTGCGGAGCGCAAGCTCCTTTCCCGCCGCCGTCTGGTTGGCGATGTTGTAGGAGGCGTTCACACCGAGGGTCTTGGCCTGCGCCGCTACGGACAGCGCGATGACGGGCGCTTGGCGGTCGAAGAGTGAGAACATGGCGCCGCCCGTGCGTCCGCCGATCAGGGCGTTCTCGCGGTCTCGCTGCGCCTGGTTGTAGCCGAGCTTATCGTAAGCGGGGCGAAGGACCTTCTCGTAGAAGTCGAACTGCGACTGCGAGAACAGATCGGCTTGGCGTAGCGGATTGCCGTTGATCTGTTTGATGCCGCCCTGGCTGTTCCAGGTGATCTTCGACGGGTCCCAGATGCCCATCTTGACCAGCTCGTGCGCGACTTGGTTCGGGAGCTTGATGAGTCCCTGCATGCGATTGTAGGCGGTCATGTAGCCGGTGCCGGCGCGCATACCCTTCAGTTCGCCGATGATCGGCTCCATCTCGCCGAAGAGCGCGGTGTCGCTCATCCCCCGGCCCGAGACGCCAGCGGTCGCCATGAACTGGCGCAGCTGGCTCCAGTTGACGTTTCCGCCGCTCGACGCGATGGCCTTGTAGCCCCGGTTCGCGATCTCGTTGAACCGCGTCGGGCTTTGAAGGCCGCCGCGCATTTCGATGAAGCGCAGCATGTCGAGGCCCTGCGCGTGCATCCGCGCTCGGCCCTCATCGTTCAGCGCCGCGTTCGCCTGGTCAATCCGCGCGAGGACGGGGGCGGCGAGTTTGGCGCCGGCAAGCGCCGCATCACCACTGAGGCCCGACTGACGAAAGACGCCCTGCGCCTCGACCATCAGGCGCATGTTGTCGACGTAGCTCGACCCCATGATGTTCATGCCCTTGGCGAACTTGATCGCCTGAGCATTCACGGTGTCGCCGAGGCCGAACTGCGCAAACCGCGTCGCCTCAACCTGAAACTTCTTCGCCTCGTCTAGCGGCGCCTTGAACATCCCCAAGATGCCGAGGCCGACACCGGTCATCAGGCCGCCCGCGAGAAGCCGCCCCTTAATACCATCGAGGCTGGCCTGAAGCGCTTTCGCCTCGATGTTCGCTTTCCCGAAATGGCGGGAGAGACGAAGAAGGTCCGTGGTGACGCCGTCGATCAGACGAAGACGAATCGCGACAGAATAGGCTTCGAACACTCGCCGCCTCCTATCTCGCCGTCGTGATTTGGACTATGGTCCTGGCGCAATGAGACGATCAGCTTTCGAGCGCGGCCTCCGCGACCTGCACGGTCCCGACGTCATCATCGAGATGATGCCTGAGAACGGTCGTCGTCGCTTCGTTCAGTCGCCGCCGAAGCGGCTAACTTTCCCGTGGTACGTTCGTCTTGCAGCCGGAGCGATGATCGTCCCGCTTGGCCTCTTGATCCTGGTGGGCGCCGGAGTGGCGATCGGGTTCGGCTGGCTGCTTTGGCTGATTGTCGAGGCCGCGATGGGCTGGGCCTAGTCGAACGATCCGGCGAGGAGCGCTTTCGCTTCCGTGCCGCCGATCATCCCCGCAACTACCGCGGCGCAGAGTAGTTTCTCGATCGCAGGCTTGTTCCTATACGCCGCGGGCCCGAGCACGGGCCTCGCCGGCATGTTGGCTGTCCCGAGCTCGTGGTAGAGCATGATGTCGGCTTTCGATCCGACGACGCCTTCGAAGCCGTCGCGCTCGTGCTCGATGCTGTCTTGAAGATCCCCGGTTCGTAGAAGAGGTTCGTTTTCTGGAAAGCCTTGGTGCGCGCGGTCGGCCTTGGTAGCTTCCGCGAGTTCCGCCCAGGCTGGAAAGGGTCCGACATTGGGCTGATACTCGCCGAACTCACCCTTGGCCGTCTCCTCGATCTTCTCCAGCACCTTGTCGAGGCCGTGCTGCAGCTCGGTGATGACACCAACCCGCATGGCCAGCAATTCTACCGCCATCTCCCCCAGGTCGCCGAGGTGCTTGGTCACGTCTTCGGTTCCTTGAACGTCATCGAAGACCAGTCGAACTCGGCGCCGCCGAACTCTGAGAACTTAATGGCGAAGGCCGCCCGGGTCTCATCCGGAAGCTCGAAGGCGAGATCGAACGGAACCCCGTTATGGACGAGGAACAGCGCCTCGCCGATGCCGGGGTCCGTCACTATTTTTTTATGGCGTCTTTGGTCGCCTCCGCGTCGATCTCGCCCCAATGTTCCTGGACGGACATCATCACCATCGCGATACCGGGTTCGTCCAGCCGGGTGATCAGCGCCTCGATCTCGCGCTCCGACTGCGGAAACGGCTGCGGCTCGCCGTCGATCGCCACGACGAACAGGAACGGCAACACCATCCGCATGTAGGTCTGGTTTGTCGCGGTCTCTCCGAGCATCTTCACAAGACGAAACGGGGCCAGGACGCCCGGCTTCTTCAAGGTGATCGCCAAGCCATTCGGCGTGTTCACGACGACTTCGGCAGCCGCCTCGGCAATCAGCGCGGCGCTTGCAGACTCTTTCGCGCCGGCGCCGCCGCCACGCGTAATCGTCGCCCGCGCCATCAGGACCTCTTCACCCGCCGCCCGGCCATGAAGTCGATCTTCACATCGACCTCCTTATTCCCGGCCCACGATCCCGCATCCGCGAAGTCGATCGCGACCTGCGTGTAGGCGTACGAGGATATCGATCCGTCGACGTTCGTGATGGTCTCGGTGATCGTGATCGAAGGCGGCTGGCCACCGTTGTAGTAGTTGGCCTCGTCGTTCGCGAAGTAGTCGTCGATGCTGGAATCGATGCGGGCGAAGGTAAACGACCCTTCCCACCCCTCCGGCAGATTGCGCGGGTTCATAGATCCGTCGATCAGGATCTGTTTAATCTTGGTCGTAATCTGCTTCGATGTGAAGTCTTTCAGGGCCGCCGTGCCGATGACACCAGCGGACGTGAAGAGGACGAGACTGACGTCGCGCCCGACGTTGTAGCCCGAGATCGGCATGGGTCAGTCCTATTGAGCGGAGGTGGTGGAGGTGCGGGTGATCTGGACGGTCTGGCCGCCCTCGACGTCGACTTCGAACTCTTCGATCACCGAGAGGAAGATCACCTTCACCTGGGCGAGCATTTTGCCGAGCGAGACCTGGCTCTGCGGGTTGTTCGAACTGTTCAGGACCACGAGCCAGGGCGTGACCGTCGGGTCGCTGGAGCCGATCGCCGGCGGCGAGGCCGTCCACAGGTTGCTGAAGTAGGCATCGAGCGTCGCCTTGGCCTGCGCTTGGACGCCTGGCGTCTGCAGTTGGCCGATGAAGCCGCCCAGCCCCGCCGAAATGGTCGCCGCGATGAAGTTGGTCATCCGCGTGTAGTTATCGCCCCGGATCGCCGGATTGGAGGAGCAGTTGTGACCGAAAGCGCAGCTGAAATAGTTTCCGCCCGGCGACGGGTTCATGATGACGTCGATTCCGGCCGCCTGGAGAAGCGCGAGTTCATCGGCTTGGTAGGAGGTGTTGGTGAGCGCCTTCTGGGTTCCGACGATGCCGAAGAGTGGCTTGTTCAGCGGCGAGAGCTGCGGACGGTTCGCCGCGATCCAACCGGCCGCGAAGGCTGCGGGGTTGACGAGAATCTGAGCCCCCGTCGTCGGGCTGTTCGCGATGATCCAGTCGCCGAACAGAATTTTCAGGCCATAGGTGTCGACGCCGGCCGAGGCCTTCACGGTCGTGGCGTTGGTGATCGTGTCGCCGGCTGGCCCGCAAGTGATCATCTCCAGCCCTTCCGAGAGGGCGAAGGCGGCCTGGACGGTCCATGTCGTGGAATCGGAGCAGTCGGCGAGCATGCCGACCGAAGCGCCGGACTTGCGCAGGGCGTACATGCCGGTCCGCGCGCCGGTGGCATCCGAGCCGATCAGGATGGCGGAGGTGATGGTGGTCGCGCCGTCGGTCCCGCCCGCAAGCGTGATCGTGCCGGCGACGGGCGCCGCGGTGCTCGTGCCGACCGTCAGGATGACGAGGTTGGAGGGGCCGCGCGTCGCGCTCGAGCCGTTGTTCACGGCAGCGACGATAGCGGCCCATAGCGGCGCGCCGGATAGGCCCGCGCCGAGGTTGTTGAACACCTCGGCCGGAACCCCCTGGCGGAACACCGTGACCTTCCAGGTTCCAACCGCATTGCCGGCTGCGATCGTCACCGTGTCCGTGTTCGCGCCGGAACCGGTGTATTTCGAGGTTGCCAGCGCGCCGTAGGCATAGGCGAAGCTGAACGACGCTCCGGTGCCTGATCCCGAGGCAGCGGTCTGAGCGAGGGTGCCCGCCGTGGTCGCGGTCGGCTGAGTGACGACGGAGAAGGTGGAGATGACGCCGCCGGTGACCGTCAGCACCTTGATCACGGCCCCGTTCGGGAAGGTCACGGTGTCGTTCGCCGCAAAGCCGGTCCCGGCCGCGACGAGGGTCGGCGCGCCTGTCAGTCCAAGCTTGCCCGTGGCGGCGGTGTCCGTGCCATCGGTGACGCGGACGCAGCGGTCGTTTTGAGCACCCTGAAGCGTCGCGAAGTTGACCGACAATCCCATATCGTAAAGCCGGTTCTGAGGCTGGCCGAACTTGCTCGGATAGTCGGCCGCCCCAGCAACCGGCGTCGCCATGTTGACCGGGCCCCACGTCGCGGTTCCGACGATGCCGAGGATATCGGTCTGGGCCGGGCTGAGGAAGTTGGTCTGCGGCGGCACGATGGCCACGGCGATGCCCGGAATGACAGGGGCGGCCTGACCGTATTGGAAGATCGTCATGTCGGGCTATTCCTGATGTTCGACGGACGGTTCGGCTTCGACTGCCGGATCGTGTTCGATGGCGGGTTCGGCGGCCAGTTGTTCGGCCGTCTCCGGCTCAGCCTGTGGCGACGGGTCTTCGATCTCAACCGCCACGACGGAGGCGCCGTGCGCCGCGCGGACCTCTTCGAAGGCATCCGTGATGAGATCGCCCTTGGCGTATTCGCCGAAGGGGCTGGTGACGACGAGGGCGCGCAAGGGCGTCTCCTACTGATTGAGGGTGATCACCGGCGAAGAGTCTTGGTTCGTTGTGATCGTGGTCTCGATGGTGACGATCTGGCCGACCGCTTGGGTGTCCGTGGTCGCGTAGTCGACGCTGACGATGAGGTCTCGGCGATAGGATTGGACCAGGGCGTCCCGATCAATCTCGACGGAGCGGACGTAGAGGAGCCGGCCCTTTGATCCATCCGGCAGGGTGATGAACTCGCGCCCGTTCGGCAGACCCATGCCAGCCAAGGTCTCGTCCACGAAGCTTGCCACGGCGTCGCGCTGCTCAGGCGTCGCGCACCACGTCGAGATTTGGAAGAGGCGTTCCTGGCGCCGAAGTTCACGGATCATCGCCCCTACGCCGCCGGCGCGGGCGCTGAGGCCGGTTGGGGCGGATAACGTGATGACCGGGCCATTCGACGTCGCGGGCGTGTTGACGGTGATCTGTGCGGCCAGGGAGGATGCGATCGATGCGAGCGTGTCGCCGGGCTGAACGGCGTAGACGTAAGCGACATCGGCGTTGACGATCGCGACGTTCTGCGGCGTCGAGATCGTTCCGCCCAGGGTGATCGTCGAACCGACGATCAAGACGGTGATCGTCGCCGCAGCTGGCGTGAGGGGCGCCCAGTCTCTCGGAAAGCGCGTCGTGTTCCGCTCGGAGCCGGGCTGGCTGTAGATCGTGACGTTGGCGACGCCGGCGGCGAGGTCGGGGCCAAGAGCGGAAACCGTTGGCCAGCCTCGTCCAACCTTCACCGGGACAGGCTCGCCTTGGCAGATGATGGCCGAAGGGTTGGCCGTGCCGGTCGGATAGATCGCGCCGACCAAGAGTCCCTTGATCGCGGTTTCTACATCGGCGAGGTCTGCCACGTCAGACCTCCAACATCATCATCCGACAGGCGTGGCCCAAGCTATTCCAGTACGGCGCCTGGATGACGTAGCGCTGGCCCATGTCGTCGGTGCAGACGTCGCTCGAGCGGATCGTGCCGAGCGCCGCCGCGCTCTTCGGGATGAAGAGCTTCCAGACCGGATCGGACGGCGCATCGGTGGGCAGGCCTTCGGGGTTCCGCTGGCCGGATCGGTCGAGTTGAATGCTGGCCGGTAGGCCCGTCGCGACCACGGTCTCGTCCACCGGCCCGCGCTCGGCGCTGTAGCCGACGTCGCCGACTTGGGTTGGAGCCTTGGCGTTCGGGCGGGAAATCGCCACGACCCTGGGGTAGATGAATGACATGGCTAGCGGAACATGCTCGCCCGGTAGGGCTCTAGCAGGCGCTTCGTGTCGCCGCTGATCATCGTGTCGGCGAAGCGGGTGATCGCCGTGTCGCCGGCCTTGTAGCTCTTCACCGCGCCCAGGTTCGGGGCGTCGGCGATGGCTTGGACCAGTTGGGCGGTGGCGAGCTTGATGTCCGATGGTAGCGACGCCGCCGAGAAGCCGGCAAGGTAGCGTAGCTTCACTTCGGTGTAGTAGGTCGCCAGCATGCCGGACGGGATCCAGACCTCTCCCGTGGCCGGATTGACGTCGGTCAGCGAGGTGTTGAAGCCCTCCCAGATCGGAGGACCGCCAAGGCCCGCGAACTGTGCGACCGAGGACAATAGATTGTAGTCATCGACATAGGCGTTGGCCGGGCTGGATCGGCGGCCGAAGCTGTAGCGACCGGCCCCTGAGACGAGGCGCGCGACAGGGGTCCGGCTAAGTTGCGTGAGCGGGCGGCCATCCGGTAGGGCGCGCTGGTCCTGGATGACCATCCCGGCGTCAAGCAGGGCGCCGGGCCCGTGGGTATTCACGACCGATTGGAAGCCGAGGCTTGCGGAAACACCAGGGCCAGCCGGCGTGGTGGAGTTAATCACCACCGCTTCCACGGCGGTGGGGTTGGCGCGGTCCAGGATCAAGACATCGCCAGGCTGCATCATCGCCATCGGGCCGGTGACCAGAACGGTGACGTTCAAGCCCGGTATGATGGAGAACGGCGACGTCAGCGTCAGGCTTGGATTTGCCGCCGCCATGAAGCACGGATTGCCCAACTCGTCGGGCGTCCAGATCAGGCCTTCCGGCCGCTTCAGGTAACTGTCGATCGTGGTCGACGCCTGAGTGACCTGAGCGGCTGTCGTGGTGTTCGCCAGTCCGTAGGTCGCGTAGTCTTCCGACTGGATGTAGAGCGAGCTCACGCGAGAATGAGCGACATGTCAGGGATGATCAGCCGCGTTCGCCTAGCGTAACCGTGCTTGATCAGCCATTGCCCAAGGTGAGCGTCGACTTCCGCCACGCGATCCTTGAAGCGGACCGTCTGCATTTGGGGCTCACCATCCGGTGTCTTCCACTGCGACATGCCTTCGAGGGTTTCGCCGTGCGGTCCCCGCGCCGGACTCACATAGACCGTGTGCGAGCGGTGTTCCGAGACATAGACGCGCATCCGCCGCCTCCGCTTGGTGGTGAAGAGCGAGGCGTGAGGCGCCGGTTTTCAGGCCGGCGCCCAGAGGCTCTATCGGTTCACGGCCACCATGGCGAAGGCGTAAGCCGCGCCCTTGAAGACCAGGGCATCGAACATCACCCCGACGAACTGGCCGTTGAGCGGGCCGGTCAATCCCAGTTGGAACAAACGCGGCTTCGGATCGTAGGTCTTGCCGCTCACGACGGGAATTTCGACTTCCTTTTCCGACATGATGACGGCGTAGTAGTTCTTCGTCTGAACGCCGTTGACCGTGGGTGGAGCGGCGAATCCGAAGCGAGCGGTCGCGTCGGTCGGCATCCACGGGTCGGGGATCAGCGGCAGAAGTCCCGCCTGGGTCGCAAGGGCGCGAACGGTGACGCCGGCGACGATCTCGACGTTGCCGAACTCAATGTGCGACGCCTTCGCTTCTTGCTCGATCATGTCGATCAGAAGCGGGTTGAGCGCGATCGCCGACGGCTTGACCTTGTAGGTGGTGCTCGCCATCAGCGCCGCCACTTCGGACTTCAGCGCGTCGATGATGGAGGCTCCGGCGCCCACGGTCGCGGTCGGGCAGCCGGCGGCATAGAGCTGCGCGAGGCCGCCCATCCACTGGAGGGTCGTCGGCGCGGTCAGTGAGGTGTCCGAGCCGTTCCAGAACATGAAGTTCCGCCATTGGACGATCGCGGAGAGGACGTCGTCGATGTCCTTGGCGACCACCTCCGAGAACAGGCCTTGCTGTTCCGTCACGTCCTTGTCGAACAGGCCGATGTTCGTCTGGGCCGTCTCGGCCTTGATGAACACGGGGCGCTCGACGCGGGTCGGGCCGGTGACGGTCGCGGTGATGTTGCGGGGGTCGACGGATCCTGCCTGAGCGATGGCGGTCTGTTCGAAGTAACGGTGCGGGTGGCCAGTCGCGCGAACGGTCTTGGCGCGCTGGATGGACGGCGACGCCTCGCGGCGCACCATGTCGAGAATCTCGGACTCGAAGACCGGAACCTCGATCGCGCCGGGACCGATGTAGTCGGCGGCGGCGGCGAGGTCCATGGATTGGGCTTGCATTGGCGTGTGTCCTGAATCTGTTGCTGAGGAGGCGCGCTTACGCGGCTTCCAGGAGGCCGGAGCTCATCGCTTCCAGCTTGAGGGCCATGACGGCTTCGCGGGTCATGCCGGACTTGGTGGCGATCTCGCCGAGCTTGTCGGCGGAGATTTTGGTGTCGCCCGAAGCGTCGAGGCCGTGCTTCTTCAACAGGGTCGCGACATCGGCGGGGACCGTCTTGCGTTCCGGAGCGCCCGCGGCGTTGAAGGCCTTGGTCTTCAGGTCGGTGACCATGGTCGTGAGGCTGGCGATACCGGCCTCCAGCTTGGCGATGGCCGGATCGGCGGCCGCGGTATCCTTGCCGCCGTCCTTACCCGCGTCGACCGTGAAGTCGTGGTCGCGGTAGAGGTGCGGGATGTTCCCCATCGCGGCTGAGGCTTCCATGGAGTCGGCCATCTTGTTGAGGCGCACGACGTGGCCCATCGTCGGGTGGTTGCCGATGGCGGCGGCCTGCATGCCGTCGGCGCAGGCGCGGAGCGCGTCGGCGTGCGGCTTGACCTTGCCCTGAGCTTCCTTCGAAGCGGCGAGGTCGGTGGTGATGCCGGCGGTCGAGGCCTTGAGGGCCGCGATCTCGGTGTTGAGCGGAGCGAGAGCCGTGGCGAGCACCGCTTCCAGTTCTTCCTTGGTCATGTCGATGGGTTCCTGTTGCCGGTCGTGCGACGCGGCGAGTGATGTGGTGTGGTAGGCGGCGTCAGTCTTTTTCAGGATGGCGGCGCCGGTGAAGTCGCAACTCTCGATGACCAGGGTGTCCGCGCCCGGATCGACCACATGGACGTTCTTCATCTCGTAGGAGAATCCGAGGATGTCCTTGGTGGCCTGAATGCGCGCGGTGGCGTCTGGAAAATCGGCGGCCCAAAGCAGGCCTTCGATGTGGATGGCGTCGCCGTCGATCGTGGCGGCGGTGATGACGCCGATCTTCTTCTGCGCGTCATGCCCGTTGAAGCCCGGAGTGTAATCGACCGCCATGCCGAGCAGCGTAGCGAGGGCGGCCTCGGCGGCCGTCTTGGTCAGCATGACTCTGCGGCCACCCGAACCGTGCGGCGGCGCGTCTGAGGGTTGGTCCAGGCGGGTCAGGATGCCGCTGAACGGAACCTTGTTCGGGTGGCCCTCAGTCTTCGGGACGTTCAGCGACATGGCTTCGAAAGCCATGGTCTTGATGGTGGACCAGCTCGAGGTGTCCATGCCGAGTGATTTGGCGCGTTCGAGGATCCGATGCCGGGCGTTCGACCTCGTCTCTTCGGTCAGCCCCTTTGCCGCCTCGAGCGATTGCCAGGCCATTTCGCAATGGCGTTCATCCGGAATCGGCAGCGCGCGGGTCTCGGGAACAGCGAAGTCGTCGAGGGCGAGCGCGTCGCGCGAAGCTTTCGTCAGGCCCATCGTCGAACCCCTCAGAGCCCTTCGCTGAACCGGCGCAACTCAGACGCTAGGACGTCCGATGCGAAGGGCTCTGCGACCCGTAGAGCATTGACGAACTCGCCGGACCGCACCGCTAGGGTTTCGAGCGCCCCAGCGTCGGCATGGCGTCCGGCGATGTTGAGAAGCCTGATCTCGTTTGCGATCAGATCGCCCAGGCGACGGGACTTGATCGCGACGCTTTGGTCGATGGCGACGATCTCGAGCGGTTCCGGCTGCTCATCGTCGATCCGACGCAGTGTTTCTGCCAGTTTTCCGAAGTCGGTTGCGGCGCGCGCCTCAGTCGCCGGAGACGGCTGTTCTGCGGCGTCGGTGGTGGCCAGCGGATAGCCGCGAGGCAAGGGGGCAGCCGCATGCTGCGCGTGAGGCTTGGCCCCATGCGGCTTGCGAGCGTACTGTCCCCTCGGCATTACAGCTTGGCCTTGAGGTAGGCGATGATCTCACCCGCTTCACCGCCGACGTCGTGGTGAAGCTGCGAGAGGAAATACTTCGTCTCGCCGAGCCACACCTTGACGCGCTCTTCGGTGTGCTCCGGAGTGCCGCCGGAGATGTGAGCGTCAAGGGCCGGAGCGCCGGGGGCCTTGGGTTGCGCCGGGGGGCTGGCAACGGCCACGACGGGCGCGCTGGCGATGCCGGGCTTCGCGGAGGTCTCGATGACCGCGCTCTTCTCCGCTTCCGTTCCGCGGTGATCACCAATCGGGATTTCGGGCGGTAGCTTTTCGCCCTGCGGGGCATCGGAACCGTTTTCAACGGGCATGTTCGGTGTTCCTAGTGAAAGAAGATGATGTCGATCGCGCCGGCGGCGAGGACCTGAGAGGCCAAGCCCGGCACGATGTTGACGGTGAAACCGGAGCGGTTGCGGTTGGTGGAGTAGACGTCGCCGGGCTGGCCGACGTCGCCGAACGCGAGACAGAAGGCGCCCGGCAGGCTGAGGTTGTTGACGACGACGCTGGAGCCCTGCCCGGCCACGCTGTTCACGGTGACCGCGCCCGGTACCGCCGCGACGCTGGGCGTGCCCCCGGTGAGCGCCACGGACGCGCCTTGGGCGTACTGGTGATTGGACGCGCCGCCCAGGCTGTAGCCGACAACGCCCATGACGGCGGAAAGATTGACGGTGGCGCCGGTGAGCGATCCGCCGGTGACCGGCTCGGCCGCGAGGGTCGTCGGCATGACGGAATAGGACCCGGCGACTGTCACTCCGGTGATCGCGGTCAAGACGCCGCCGGCGATGGTGCCGGTGATTTGGAACTTCGTACCCGTGCCCGTCGTGCCGGTTAGGGTCACCGCGCCATTCGTGCCGCCCGTGCCAGCGGCGGCGATCGCGGGGTTGGCCTCGACCCCCATGAGCGCCGCGACGGTGGCCCCAGAACCGGAACCGGCGTTGGCGAAGGCAGCGGTGGGGATCGACGCGTAGCCCAGACCAGGCGTTCCAGCCGCTACCGCGCTGGGGTCACCATTTCCAGCCGGATATGCCAGCTGGGAAATCGCTCCCATGGCGATGCGATCCTGTTGCGAGAAGGCGTTAGAGCCTCGCGCCCGCGTCAGGATGTGGTTGTTGAGGCCCATCGGTCAGTCGTCCTTGTCGGAGGAGGGTGGCGGGCTTGCCGCCTTGTTTTCGGTGAGGTTCGGATCGTCAACGACCTTGGAGCCGCGCGCCGCCTCGATGGCGATCTGCACGTCGGCGTAGAGCATGTCGGCAAAGGGGTTGTTCGAAGGCGGCTGGTTGAGCCTGGCCCGCTCTTCATTTGGAGTCGTGGCGTTCCACTTATACCTAGTCTCGTATCGCTTGGCCGCCGCGTCTTCGTCTTCGCGCTCCAGACCGACCCACTTGAACTGGATCTGGGAGAAGCCGAGCTTGCCGTCTATGACCTCGCGGTTGAGGTACATGGCGATCCGTTCGGCCGTTGGGACGATCGTCATGCGCCAGTCGCGATCCTCGGCGACCTCGCTGGTGTTCCGGTTGACGTCTTTCTCAATGCCGGCGTTCTGAGGGCTCATGCCCACAGCGGCGAAGATTTCGCGGATCAGGACTTCCTGATATTTCAGGAACAGCGCGTCGTCGTCAGAGCCCCGCAGCTTGACCGCGACAGCTTCGCTGTCTTTTTCGCCCCCAAAGATCGGGACGTTGCCCTGACCCTCGATCTCATTGCGCCAGTACGAGCGTATGCGGTCTAGGTCCTCGGAAGAGGAGCCTTCGAAGAACAGCAGGTTCTCTGGCGTCGCGTTCGAAGCGACCTTCCCGGCGTAGGACTGGGCGCCCATGAGATTGTTGATCGCATTGAAGGCGATCTCGATCGCTCCAATGCCGAATGGCCCTTCGGTGTTCGGATCGACGCGGATGAAGACGAGTTCGTCGTTTCTGAGAGCCTTGCCGTTCGTGCCCCCGATGTTGCTAGAGCCCAGTGACTGCCAGTACCGCGGATCGTTGTTGTCTCCGTCCCAGCCCGGAAAGACCTGGATCGACATGCCGTCGACCGGCCACATCCACAGCGGTCGGGTTGGATCGCCGCCGAGCTGATGCTCCATTGCGCCTTGACCACAGACCAGAAGATCCTCGACGATCTGCTCGATCAGGGTCGAGAAGCTGTCGTCTCGGTTGGGCTTGCCGAAGCATTCGGTGCAGACTGCGATCTGCCTGTCGATTTCCGGGTTGCTCTCGACGTTCTCCTTCGGCGAGAACTCCCAATCGAGCATCGCGATCGGGTCCTTGACCGAACGGATGGCGCGGCGGGCGTACGTGGTCCGGCTGAAGCGCCTAAGGTTCGCCGGCGTCGGCTTGATCAGCGGCCGATCGCGGGATCGATCAAACCCGCCGATGCTCATCAGCCTGGGATAGATCGTGGTGTCCCGAACCGGGGCGTTGCGCTTCCGCCCGACGTTCAGGACGCGATCATACCATGCCAATCGCGCCTCCGATTTTCAGCGAAACCGGCTTTTTAGTCGATATCGGCTATTGACACATTCTGGATATCGGCTACGTTGTGGATATCGACAACGGAGAAGCCCGATGATCACTCGCAGCCGCCAAGACTGGACCGCCGGAGCCACGGTGAAGGTCGGCTTCCTAACCCTCGAAGTGGTGGAGGGCATCCCGACGCCCGGCGACTTCCGCCCCGACGCCTACCGGCTATGGAACCCAAAGACGGGCGCGAAGTACACCTTCACACCGCACCACGGCTTAGAAAAGGATTGGACCGTCTAATGCCGCGCCCGAAACCCGAAGTCGTCAGGACGCTGATCTCGCTCCGCATGCTTCCGTCCGCGCTCTCAACGCTGGACAAGCGGCGCGGCGGTCTATCACGGGCTGAATACCTCGAGGCGATTCTTGCACAAACCGAGGCCGCGAAAGCGATATCCGCTAAGCCGAAGCCGATATCACCTAAACCCGTAGAGGATATCGGTGTCGGCGCTCCAAAGGCAGCGCCCGGCTCTCGCCTTAAGAAGCGCTAGATGGTTTTATCGCTGTCCTCACCACCCTGAGGCAGTCAGCATAGGTGTCGAGAATCCATTTGCGGTCAGGCTTGTCGCCGCCCAAAGTCGGGCCCGCATAGATTGTCTTTTCTTCCGCGACCGCGATTTGGATAAGCAGATCGAAGGCGACTTTCTCGGGCGTGTTGTCCATGCCAGATCGCTAGGCTGAGTCGGCCTACAGCGTCGAGAAGCTCATCCCCGTCCCGCCGAATAGCTCGGTTTGCGCCCAAACAAGGCCATCGACTCGATCCGGGCTGTAGCCGGCTTTCTTCGCGTCGAAGTCCGTCGTGAAGGCTGTCTGCTGGTCTTCCAGGGCCGGGAACGTCCCGCAATGGTGGAACCGACCCTGCTCGTAAAGCGAACTGCACGGCTCGGCTCGCGTCACCTTCCCCCGGCTCGCGGTCACCTTGCGGAAGCTGATATCTGGATCGGCTGTTCGAAGAAGAGACTCGATCCAGTCGCCGCCGTTGTTCGCTTCCGCGACCACGCGGTCCGCTCCCCATTGATGGTAAGCCCTGACCGCGCGTCGGCACACCTCGTCGGGCGTTCCTCGAATGCTGCAATCTTCAAGGACGTAGCCGTGCGGCGGGTTCTCCATACCGATTCCGGCTACGATGATCCCGCTCTCGTCGGCATCCTCACCTGAGGTGACGGCGGGGTCGATCGCGACGACTATCCTTCGAAGCTTCGGCAGAAAGTCGATGCGAAGCTCGTCTATTCGCTCAAGCGTCCAGAGGGCGCCCGGCGTGTCGCCGAGAAGCTCGCCGGCCAATTCCTGGCGACCTAGCCGCGTACCCTCGTACCTCGCTTTTAGGCTCGCCAGCGTCGATGCCGCAAGATTGGCGGCATTGTCGAACGTCGACCCGCGCGTGATGATCGTCGTGGGCGAGTCCACCAAAGAGCGGATCAGTTTCGTAGGGCGCGGCGTCGTGGTGGCCACGACCCTCGGCGATCGCCCCAGTCTCAGACCGAAGAGGAGTTGATCCCACGTCTCCGGATAGCGCCAGGCGCCAACCTCGTCTGCCCATGCCCGGTGATGCTGTGGCCCGCGAAGACGCTCCGGCTCGTCCGCCGAGAACAGCTTGTAGCGGGTATCGTTTACCAAGATCAGCTCGCCGAGCGACCTATTCCACGCCCTCACACAAACCTGCGGGAGGATGCCGAGTAGTCCGCTGTCGCCCTCAACGCAGGTGTCTCTCGCGTCCGAATAGGTCGGCGCTACAACCGCGAGCCTGGACCCCGGATTGGCCAGGCCGAAGATCGCCGCGTCCTGCGCGCCGGTCCGGGTCTTCCCCCAACCGCGGCCCGCCTGAATGAGCCAGACCAGCCACTCGCCGACCGGCGTCAGCTGATCAGGTCTTGCGGCCGCTCTCCATTGGGCCATCATCCCCAGCGCTGCTTGCTGGTCCGGCCGCATGGCCGCCCAACGCTCGGGCGACAGCGAGGAAGTCACCGTCTGCGGCGTGCTCAATAGGTCCGCCGTTCGGACCGCTCAGTTCGCGGCGTTGCGTGTCGCTCCATGATTCCGGCGCCCTGTTTCGCAAGCCGAATATGACCGCCTGAGCAGTGCCCGGACCGCCGCCCTTCTCAGCGACGTGACGAAGTCGATCCTCCCAAAATCGAAGGCCTTTCGCGCGCGCCACGTGAACGGATGCGGAAAATTCGGGATGCGCCTTCTTCCAATCAGTGATCGTGTCGATGCAGACGCCGATCTCTCCGGCCAGGACAGTCTCGGAATAACCCTGCCCCATGATCTCCATGGCGGTGACGCAGAACGCCGGGTCGTATTTGCTCGGGCGACCCACCGGGTTTGATTCCGCCTTCTGCTCTGGCGTTTTCTTGGCCGTCATATTGCTAGCGGCTTTCTCAACCTGGAGCGAGCCGCTGGGGCGGCGTTCAATCCTGAAACAGAAGGTGAACAGCGCCACGGCCAACGGCTGAGGTTGCGCGGGCGTATAGCGGGCGCTGGAGGGCGTCGCGTTGCCGGGCGCTGTTTGGGTGGGTGCGGGAGTCGGGTTTGAACCGACGACCTTCTGATTATGAGTCAGACGAGCTACCGGACTGCTCTATCCCGCATCAAGAGTTGGATCAGACCTCGACGCCGGAGCGGAGGCTTGTGTGATCGGGGCGAACCGCGACACATGAATCTGCATGTAGTTGTTCGCCCGGTTGGTCAAGCGCTATATATTGGGTTGGGTGCGGCGGCTTGACGCATGCTGATAAGCTCCGGCGAGATTTTCGCAAGCGACACGGAGGATAGCGCCCTGGGCGTCAGGGAGGCGCTCTCCGGTGACCCTGGCCACGACTTCGCGCCAGTCAGCTCCCCTACCCTCGACGACGGCGGGCTCGCACAGGGCGACCAGGAGGCGCGCGCTGGCGGGGCCGGCGCGGTTAAGGACTTCCTCGATCCTAGCACCAGCCGCGAGCCGAGCGTCAGTGAACGACTGTGGCTTGGACGTTCGATCAACGCGCGGCGTGAGGTCTCCTCCTCCACTGACCACTTTGTGGAGGACGGCGATGTCATCCTGCAGCCGACGAACTGCGTCATAGGCGCCGGGGCTCAGCTTGCCGCGAGCCTGGAAGAGATCGAAGACGTCCTGGCGTCGGGCGCGGACGATGCGGTGTGCAGCGTCGCGGTTGAGTCGGATGTCGCCATTGACAGGCAGCGCGACGCTCTCGGGATCAATGCCAGGATGGGGTTGGGCATCGGCTGCAGCACTCGGGGCTTTGATGGCCTTGGCGCCGGTCTTCGCCTCCCACTTGGTGCTGGCTTGACGTTCCTTGCGGAGGCGCTTGCGCTGGGCATTGGACAACGGCGGTCGCGCGAGTGTGTCGGTGTTCATGTTCTCTGAGTTCCCCTGCGATCGGCGTTATGGTCGGCCGCGATTGTTTCCGACATCTGAAGGTGGAAGGGCTCGCTGAGGCGCAGGCCCTGGCCCCAAACCGTTTGAATCGTGTCGCGGCCGAGCCGCTTTTTGATCTTGCAGAGAAACACATCGATGATCTTCGCCTTGGGCTCTTCCTCGGCATCGCCGTACAGGGCGTCCATGATCGCTCCCTTGCTGACGACGCGGGGATATCGGCGGTGGAGAAGCTCGAGCATCCGGGCCTCTGACGGCGTGACGTGAAAGACCTCCCTGATTTTGGCGACATCATCCGCGGCGCCTTCGGCTTCCAACTGGCGGCGCAGCCAGCGGTTATCCTCGGCGAGCTCGGCGCATCGGGGGCACGGCTGGGGGCTCATCCGGGCGGCCCTCCCCCCTTCGCCTCGTGGACGGCGCGTGTCTTCAGCTCGGCCAGGACGTGCCCGACCTCCTGATTGATTCGGTCCGCGGCCACGCCGGTTTTCGTCCTGATCTCGCGAACGGGTCCGTTGATCCACCCGCAGGGGTCGAGCCAGGACCTGGCGAAAGCTTCGCCTTTCGCCGCGACGATGGCCGCTCGAATTTCGGGTGGGCCGGGCCAGGGCGGGGTCAGGGCGAGGGTCGGCTCGGCGACATCCGCCTCGGCCTCGTCGAGCCACCTGTCGCCGTTCAGCCATGTCGCCGGGTGCGGGATGAACCCTTCTCGCCACTCGCGGCTCGCCTTGGCAGCCTCAATCCCCGCCAGCATCGCCGTTAGCGACCCGCGCTTCAGCGCCCGGTCGAACGCCGCCTCGGCCTGCCGCTTCGCCTTCTTCGCCGGGTAGGCCGACCAGAACTTGTCGAAGGGCTTTTCAGGGAGCGGGGGGACTATAGGGGGGTGTGGGTTAGGGTTTGAGGGTTGAGTTTTTTTAGGGGGTCCGGGGGAAGTTTTTGTCTCGGGAGCAAGGGGAAGGGTTGGTGACGCGTCACTGTTACCGTCACCGTTATCGTCACGCGTTACGTCACTTGTGACGTCTCGACCTTCGCCCTTTAGGCGCTCTCGATAGCGGGCCTGACGCGCGGCCCCCTTGGAACGCTCGCGTGTCCCCATCGCCTCGATGATCTCGATGGCTTGTTGAAGCGACAGACCCATATCGGCCATCTTGCGGAGGGCTTCGACGGTCACTGTGGTTTCTCACTGGGCACGAGGTGCGCCGGCATCTGGCGCCGGTACTTGAAGGCGAGACGATCGAGGTGGGTGGCTTGGCGCTCGGTGAGATCGGGTGTCGGCGTCTGACGGGCGCTCGCGCCCATATCGCGGGCAAAGCGCTTATCGTGCGATCCGGGGAGGAATGAACACCGCGAAAGAGCTTCGGCGACGGCGCGCTGATGGTCGGTCATACGCCGCACATCCCGAGACACTCATTCGCGAAGCCGAAGCGGGGGTCTTCCTGCTCGGCGGCGAAGTCGATCTCTTCCAGGGGCCGAAGGGAGCGGTGGAGCGCCATCACGGTGGCGCGCATCCCCTTGGACGGGTTGCCGTTGCGGATAGCTCGATCCACGGTCACGGCCCGGGCGAAGTCCTCCGGCTCGCTGACCTGAAGGTCGAGCCATTCGGCGTTCGTCTTGAAGGGGCAGAAGACGCAGGCCGACTTTTTCGGAACCCTGATCTGGCGCTCCGCGAGGTAGGCCTCGCAGTCACGGCGCGACATCCGCGCCTCGATTAGCGGGTGGCGATTGTGGATGTAGGGCGTCCGGCTCCGCGCCATGCGCTCGATCTCATCCGTCGAGATGCCGATCCACTGTTCCACGATGCGTGGTGTCGGCTCGGCGCGCTTGAGCTTCAGGTGGTGGCGGATCGAGCGGCCCTTGGCCAAGCCGAGCATGCGCCGGGTCTCGGCGACGATGGGCTCCAGCTTATATTCCTTGGTGCACTGGCGACGCGTGATCCCGACCTTGCCAGCTTCATTGAGCACGAAGGCCGGAATGCTGGCGTAGCGCTGTCCGGTCGAATTGAACCCTGCGAGGGTGTCGGCTTCCAGGTCTCCCGCGCTCGCGATGATGACCGGGTACGGCAGTTGGGGCGCGAGCCAGGCGAGGTAGCGATAGACGTGCGCCGGCTCGGCCTGGGTGTCGGCGAAGATCGCCGCATCAGGCATCGGGCCGACGTCGCCGCGCGCGGCCATGAACGCCAGCGTCGTGGACTGGACACCGACGCCGAGGCTCAACAGGCGGAGCTGCGGACTGTCCAGCGGGCGCGATAGGCCGTCGTGGTGAAGATGGATGCTCACCCCCCCGCCCCCGGATTATACGGCGGATGGGGATCGTCTCTCGCGAGGTTGCCGAACTTGGTCAGGGCCTCGTCGAAAGAGACCTTGACCGTGCCGATCGGACCGTGCCTCTGCTTGGCGATGATGAGGTCCGCGACGTTGCGGCAGCGCTCCATCTTCTCCTGCCAATCGACGTGCTTTTCGGTTCCCTCGGCAGGCTCTGAGCGGGCCAGGTAGTAGGCCTCGCGGTAGATGAAGATGACGACGTCGGCGTCTTGCTCGATGCTGCCGCTATCCCTGAGGTCGGCGAGGTTCGGCCGCTTGTCGTCTCGGCTTTCGACCTGTCGGGAGAGCTGGGCCAGGGCGACCACGGGGATCGATAGATCCTTGGCGATCGCCTTCAGCCCGGCCGAGATGGCGGAGACCTCTTGGACGCGGTTCTCCGGCTTGCCGCCATTCGTGGCCAACTGCAGATAGTCCACGATGAGGAGGTCGAGACCCTTGGTGCGCTTCAAGCGACGGGCGCGGGCCGCGATCTTGGAGATTGGGATGGCGCCGGTCGGATCGATGTGGATGCGAAGCGTCTCCAGCCGCTCCGCCGCCTCTTCTAGGCGATAGAAGTCCCGGCCCTGCAAAGCACCGCGGCGGATGACGTCCGACGGGATCGAGGCCTTCTCCGCGAGAAGGCGCAGGGCCAGCTGCTCGTCCGACATCTCGAGAGAATTGAACCCGACGTCCCGGCCGGACTTGGCGGCGGCGTCGGCGATGTTCAGGCCGAGCGATGTCTTCCCCATCGAGGGCCGGGAAGCGATGATGATGAGGTCGGAATCGTGGAGGCCGCCCAGCTTCCGGTCGAGATCGATCAGACCGGTCGTGATCCCGGTGATCCCGCCGCCGCGTTCGTAGGCCGCCTTGGCCGAGGACATCGCGGCATGGAGGGAGCCGGCCAGAGCCGAGAACCCCGAGGTCTTCGCGCGCGTCTCGGTGAGATCGAACAGCTGTCGCTCGGCCGCTTCGATGATCTCGATGGATTCGGTGGCCCCGCTTTTGGCGGCCAAGGCCATGTCGTAGGCGACGTTGAGGATTTCCCGCCGCCGATGGGTCTCGCGGATCGCCCGCGCGTAGTCCGCCGCGTTGGACGACGGCGGGGCCACATCGACCAGATTGGCGAGGTATCGGACGCTTCCGAGCTCGATATATGCCGGATCGTCCTTGAAGCGCTCGGCAAGCAAGATCGGCTCGGCCAGGACGTTGCGACGAACGGCGTCCGCGATCGCGTCGAACAGGCGACCGTGGAAGTGTTCATAGAAATGCTCGCCGGCCAGGTCCTCGACCCGCTCGAACGCCGCGTTGTCGTAGAGCAGGATGCCCAGGAGCGCCTGCTCGGCCTCGATGTTGGCCGGGACATGGGGAATGTCGACGGGCGCGGGTGCGCCGCTGTCGAGAGTGCCCGACGCACGTCGCCAATCCAGCGCCGGGTCGGGCGCGGGGCGAAGATCTAGGAGGGGAGCGAGACCCATCAGCCGCGCCCGTCGATTTCGCCGGCGACGCGGCGAACATGATGGCTGGCAACGGTCGGGCCGAGCGCCGGGCCCAGCTTGATCGCGGCCGCGCGGTGGACAAGGATCGCCGCCTCGCGCGGGGTCAATCCTCCGTCCCTGGCGGTCGCTTCGATCAGGGCGTCCATGGCCCGGCAGGTGCGGGCGTAGAGTTGGGCGCGGGAAAGCGGGGGGCGATGTTGCGGCAACGCGGTCATACCGGAGGACCCCCGCGCAGCCGCGCCAGCAGCGCGGCGTTGTGGCGGGCGATGTCGGCCGCGCCCATTTCCGAGGGGGTTAGGCGGCCGGGCTCGGGGTCGCCCATCAGTCGCCGCGTGAGCGCGCCGTCCGAGGCGACGCGCCTGATCGTGTGGCGCTGGAACGGGACAGCGAGGATGTCGCCCAGACCCTCCCGCTCCCCGCGAGCCGCGACCGGAATGACGCGGGAGACCGGCCTGGGGCCGGGACTGGGCAGGGTCGAGCGCAATGGCGCCGGAGGGCGGTGACGGGCGTCGGGAGCCTTGGGGGCATCATGTCCGGGCCGGAACAGCAGGCCGCCAACGCTGGGCCGCGCCTTCCAGATACAGACGCCCTCGCGGTGGAGTTGGCGGACGGCTACCCCGACCTGGGCGTTCGTCAGGCCAGTGCGTTTCGCCAGCCCTGTCGTCGTCGCGCCGGAGGGCCACGCTTCGAAGATCGCCGGCAGGGCCGCGCGGAGCTTCGCGAGGTTTCGATCGGCGAGGCTCAAGCCCGGGGCCAGCTTGTTGACCCCGGTTCTCCCCCGCTCGATCGGATCGCGCGGAGCCTTCGCGGCGCGCTCTTGCCTCGGCCTCAGAACGCCGACGCCGCTCTTCATCCCATGGCGTAGGAAGGCGATAGTCTTGTCCCGCGCCGCCTCTGCCCAGCACAGCCCACAGCTCGCGCAGGCCTCGGTCTTCTTGGTTTGCGCCGGGCAGACGATGACGTCGGGCAGACCGGGATCCTGGTCGACGATCATCGAGCCTTGGGGAACGGCTTCCGCGCGCGAGAACCGGATCGCGAACCGCTCCCAGTCTTCATCGGTCATCCGCCGGATCAGCGCGGCCATGGCGCGGCTATCGTCGTCGCCGACGTCCTCGCTCCGCGCGGTGTAACCGAAGACGTGCAGCTGCGGCAGCTTGACCATCAGGCGGAGCCACATCCGGACGTAGGTCAGCGAATAGAAGTCGCCCAGGGTGTGCAGCCGGATCAGAAGCCCCTTGGGATACTGCCGCGCCACGGTGATGATCTCGGCTTCCAGGAACTCGAGGAAGTCCGCATCGGGCGTATGCCTACGCGCGAGCGGCATGCTGTTGCCGTAACAGGCGCTCCACGCGTGACACGATCGCGGACAGGTCGCCCGCTCTTCGAGCGTGAGATGGAAAATCGGCCAGCCCGCGCGAGGGCCTTTGATCACCTTGGCGCCGAGCTTGGGATTGTTCGCGCCCGACACCAGAAACCGCGGGCTTTCGAGGGAAGGCGTCACCGAAGCCCGGAAGATCGTGCGCCCCTCCGCGAGGGCGGGATTGCTCGCGGCCAGACCCCTCGCGCGCGCCGTATCGATCGGCGCACCCTCGAACCGGCGAGCGACGGCCCCGTATGCGGTCGCTCTCATGCGGCCTCGCGCGTTTCGAGAAGATCGAACAGGCTGGGTGTCGAAAGCTCACGAGCCATCGCCTCGCAGTAAGCGGCGCCATCGCGAAACGCCTTGATGTCGAGCTCGACGCCGACGCCCTTCCGGCCGAGCCTCAATGCCCGGTACGGCACGGTCATCAGGCCCCCGAATGGATCGAACACCGTCTCGCCTGGCATCGAGTGCTGGCGGATCAGCCGATCGACGATGTCGAATTGTAGGGGGCAAAGGTGCGCCTCTTGGCCCTTGGCGTATTGCTGACCGTTGAGCGTCAGCATGCGTGTCACGTCGGTCCAGACGTCCGGATGCCAGGACGCCGGAGGCAACAGCATGAAGTCGGGCGGCAGGCTTCCGCGCGCGTCCAGGCCTTCGCACACCGCGACGTGGCCTTCGTGGTCGTAAGGTTCCGTCAGGCTCCGCTCGCGCCAGACCTTGTAGATCGTCGAGGCGTCCAGGCCCTTCAGGTCGTCGGCGGTTAGAAGTCGATCGCCAGATGAGCGCCAGAACCCGTGAGCGTCGAGTTGCCAGCGACCGCGGCTGTAGCCCGTACCTTGAACGGGTTTGATGTCCCGACGCCGGCCGTCATAGGCGACCGAGTCTCCGTCGTTGGTCACATAGTCCGGCCGCGCCTTGACGACCGGATCATCGGCGTACCCGTTCGACAAGTCCGTCGGCGGCTTGCGGAAGAGCAGGACGTATTCCGGCATGCCGGCGCCCATTCGCGAGCCGTCTTTGAGTTGCTCGGTCCAGCCCAGTCGGTAGGTCTGGTTGTTCTCCCGCACCACGTCGGTGACGATCGTGCGCCGCGCGAGGAATGCGAAGCCGTGCTTGCGGAAGTGGGCGACGCAATCATCCGAGAACGGACTGACGGTCTGAAAGCCCAGCCCGTTGATGCCCCCGGGAACGATCCGATCCTTGACGTGGATGGCGGCCACACGACCTGGCCTAAGCACCCGCAATAGGTTCGGCGTGAGAAAATCCATCTGACGCCAGAAGTGGACGTCGTCGTCGGTGTGGCCGAAGTCGTTGTAGCTGGGCGAATATTCGTACTGCGTGCCGAAGGGAATCGAGGTGACGATCAGGTCCATGCTGTCGGACGGCATGTCGCGGCACTCGACCACGGTGTCGTTGAGGATCACCCTGTAGTTGTCGCCCCGAACCTCTTGGCGCTCACAGCCGATCGAGCGCGTCATCGCGCCGACCAGCGCACCGCTGGAAAGCCCGTACTCGCGGATGATGTCGCCCATGATGGCGGCGGCTTCGTTGTGCCGGGTCCACTTGTCTTCCAGGGCGCGGCGGACCTCGCGCTCGGCTTCCGTGTAGATGATGTCGATCCGCACGTCGCGCAGCTGGCCGAAGCGCTGGATACGGTAGATCGCCTGGATGAAATCGTTGAACTTGAAGCCGATCCCGAGGAAGATCGCCCGGGCGCAGTGCTTCTGAAAATTGCAGCCGGAGCCGATCATCACCGGCTTGCCCGCCATCTCGGCGACCTCGCCGTTCCGGAAACCGATGATCGCGGCCTCCCGGTCGTCGTCGCTCATCGAGCCGTAGACGGTCACCGCGCTCGGTATCGCAGCTTCGATGGCGCGGCGCTCGGCCTCGAGGTCGTGCCAGATGATCCGATGCTCGTCCGGCTCTTCGGCGCGGATGGCTTCCATCCTGGCGATGCGCGAGCCGAGGCTATCGCGCTTCTCCCGCGCGGCATTCGTTATTCCGATCGCCGAGTTGCGCAGCAGCCGGGCTTGGCCGTCGCGCTCAAAACCGGCGCCCGTCGTGTGATCGGTCGGGACTTCATGCCACCGCACGTCGAGGGGCGGCATGTCGTATCCAGTATCGTCAAAGCCGAGGTCCGATGGCTTCTGGATGAAGACCGCCCAACTCGCGATCCAAAGCCAGAACTCGCGCTCTTTGTGCGGGTGGATCGTGAGCTGGTCGGCGTGTTCGCTGTTACGCTTGAAAAACCTCGTCTTCGCCTCGCCGACATCCATGATGCCCAGGAAGGCCGCATAGGCGAGCAGCTCGATGTATTGGTTCGGCGAGGGCGTCGCGGTGGCGACGAAGCGATATTTCAGCCCCGCGCTCTTGGTCCCAGCCTTGCGATCGTCTCCGGCGAAGTGCGCCATGAACTCGCGAAAGGTCTTTGTTCCGCCAAACCCGCGAAGCGCGCTCGCCTCGTCCAGGCTGGCGGCGACGAAGTGGGCCGGGTCGATCTTGCCGTCGCGGATCGTCTCGTAGTTGGTGAGGTAGAGCCTACAGTCGTCGTCAACCTCCTCGATGCGGCGGATGAACCTGACCTTCATGCCGAGCTTTGCCGCATCTTCAGCGAACTCCTGGCGGACGCCGAGAGGGAGTACGATCAGACCGCGGCCCTCTTCGCGCTCCAAGATCAGCCGCATGGCCTCGAGTTGCATGATCGTCTTGCCGAGCCCGAAGGCCGCGAAACAGGCGCGGCGACCACCCTCGACCATCCAACGGACGATTGCGGCTTGGTGCGGCTTCAGGATCGGATTGATGGCGCTGATGTCGAGCGCGAGGCCGCGCGAGACGGCCACCGGCGCCTTGGCTTCGAGAAAGGCCTGATAGGCGTCGGTCATGTCTGCGCCTCGGTCCGGATCGGGTCGCCGAGGGCGTTCCACTTGGCGAGATCAGGCGCGGCGGCCACCAAGCGTGCGTCGGCGTCGCCATAGAGGAACGTCCGGCGATGGCGGAGGTCGGCCCAGGCGTCGGCCTCGCGGATGGCCAAGCGCCGCTCTTGTGGTGTGAGGACGTCGGCGCCGATCCTGCCGACGCGGCGGGTCTCCTGGGGGGTCATGCCGCCCTCCGCAGGGTTCGCCGGACAGCTTCGGAATCGGTGAGCATCCGCAGGCCGAACGGCGCCATCCAGGCAGCCACGGCGCTAATGATCTCGTCGGCCGACCGGCAGATCGCGGCCTTGTCGCCGAGGGCGGCCAGGATGGCGGCCTGTTCCGGTGTCGGCTCGCCCATCGCGGTCTTGACCTCGATATCCAGCCGCTCGCCATTGAGCAGGCAGATGAACTGGAGGTCGAGGAAGCCCTTGCGGACCCCCATGGCCTTCAGACGTGGGAGATACTTCGGCTCGAGCTTCATCCCGTTGATGGAGCCGCAGAACACGACCTGTTCGGGCAGATAGAGATCGAGGCGGCGAACGGCCGTTTCCTGGATCAGTTGCTCATCCCGGCGCTGTGGAGCGCGAAGCTTGAACGGCTTGGCGGATGCCGGTCGCCGCAGTTCGGCCAGGGATCGGACGCGCAAGGTGCTCACGTCTTCACCCCGGCCAAGTCGCGGTGGATGGCATCCCGGCGCTCCCTCGCGGTGCGCGGGGCCAGCGCGAGCGTCCTGGCCGCCTCGCTGGCGGTGGCCGGTTTCGGCTCCGGAATCGGGTTCGGAGCCGTCGGCCAGCCGATGAGTAGAACCCTCCCCGCGCGCATGATCGTCAGGCGTTCAGGCGGCCGAAGACGGCGGTCAGAGCCGTGCGCTCGGCGACATCGGTCACGATGCTTTTGAACACGGCCTGACGGACGTGCTCGGCGCGATGAAGCGCGATGCCGAGTTTCAGCGACCCGTCATCGAGCCGCCAACGCAGGAAGGCGAACAGCTCGTGCGGGGCGTCGTCGAAATAGACGGGGATCGATAGCTTGAACTTCGCGGGCAGCTCCACGCCGCCCTTGGTTCGGGCTTCTGTCTCGTCGGTGAACTCGAAGTTCTCATTGTCGCTCGACGTCCGAACGGCCTTGATGAAGTTTACCTTGCGGCGCGCTTGGAGATCGCGACAGGCTTCCAGAACGTCGGCGCCGGACGGGGCTTCGATATCCGCCGCGTTCTCTTCAAGGAAGCGAGCGAACTCCAGTTGCTCCATCATCTTGCCGTTGATGCCGGCCCAGGCCTTCCACTCGACAGAGTGGGGGAGAGCCATCTTCGCGGAATGCTGGACGTGACCAGCGGCGGCAGGCGCGTGATAGTCGATCGCCGCTACGATCGTGTTGTGCTCGATGTCGGCGAACAGAACCGAGGTGTCGGTTTTGAAGCGCTCGGCATAGTCGACGATGGAGTCGACGGTTTGGAGCGTAACGCCCTGGACGATGTGATCAGGCAGCAGCTTGGCGCCTGGTTCGGTGACCTCTTGGACCTTCAGGCCGTCGGGCGTGATCAGAAACTCCCGGCCGCCCTCGGTCACGATGGTTTCGGGCTTGCCGCTCGCGGCGACGGCGAGATCGGCGATGGTCTTGACTTCGGTGGTCATGGCTCAGGCCTCCTTGATTTCGCCGGTCTTCGGATCGAAGATCGTGCCGGCGTCTGCGAACATTCGCTGTTGAGTGGGATCATCGCGGAGCAGGTCGCCGTCGAGATCGGCGAAGAACAGTGCGTCGGGCAGGTCGGCTTGCGGGCGCTTCGAAGCCACCGCGACCGAGACGATCACGGCGTTGTCGCCCTTCCCCTGCGGCTTGACCTTGAGTTTCAGGGTCAGTTCGCCGGCCTTGTCGGTGTCCAGGACAGCGCGGACGACGGCGGCTAGCTCCTCGCTGGCGGCGTCCACAACACGCCCCTTGCGGATGTCCCGCAGGACGTCGGTGATCAGTCTCAAGGCTCTTCCCCTCTTTTCGGGCCGCGAGATCGGGCGCGGCCGGGTCCCGTCAGGCCGCTTGCGCGGGTGGTTGTGGGTTCGCTTCTGGGCGCCAGACGAAGGCGCTCACGTCGGCTTTGGGTGGACACGTCCCGACGATGCGCCGGCGAAAGCGGCTGCAATTCATGACGGTCGGGCCGACACACATGCCGTTCGCCGCGCACCGCCAATGGTGGAACGGTTGCGACGGCTCGGGATGCGTGGTCAGGTTCACACACGCGGTGCAATCGAAGACGTGGTCGCTCATGACGCGCCTCGGCGCCATATTCGCAGGACGTGTGCGCGGATCGTCCCGTAGAGGCTTGGATCGGGCTTGGGGTCGGGCATGCCGACGCGGCGTCGATCCTTCAGCTCGGCAATGCGGCCAGGAATCGCCTCGCGGACGGCGGCGTCTATACGCGCGGCGCGGCTCATAGCGGCCACCATGCGGGCAGGTGCGCGGCGCAGTACCGCGCCACGATCCGGCGGTTGGCCGTATGGACGTAGTGGCCGCGATCCGAGCCACAGACGCTGCAGGCGATGTCAGTCAAGCGGCGGCGGCTGGAGGTCACTCGGACGCCCCCTCAGCCGCAAAGAGATCGCCTTGATCAGTGATCGGATTGCTGAAGCGAGCGCCCTCCACCTGTCTCCGCCGGGCGCGGGCGGCTTGTAGGGCGC